CTCTGGACCGGGCGAGGATGGGAAGCTGCTGCGGATTCCGTTTGACTATCGGCGCTGCGGAGAGTGAGTGGGAAGGCTGCCCAGGGCTGAGGCCCGGGATCTCAGGGCCGGGGAGGCTCCCGCCTGCTGGGCGGCAGTTCTGCTTTGAACATAATATACATTATGCGAAATGCTGTATCGGTCGTTGGTGAGCTTCGTCGGCTCCGCGTGGCAATGGCTGCGGCTCTGGCTTGGCTCTTGCCTCCCTGCTGGCTCCCCCGACAAGGATGAGCTTGCAGCATGATCGAGATCGATCCGCATGACCGAACTGACCTAACCGGTCCTTGGGCCGGTTTCGGCTTCCAAGCTGGGCACATGTTCACGCCTGAAGGTCACCAGCTGGAACCCTGCGATATGGCGTGGTGGTCCCTGACCTGCAACATTGCACGGGAATGGCGGCTGATGATGGCTGAGGCTCGCACAGACTTGGCCGAACGATCGGCTCCGGCCTCCACGAGGTCCGCCACGGCGAAATCTGGCGTGATCTACCTTGCCGAAGTCCTCAGAATTCGCCGAGAACGGCGGTTGGGCGTCGGTGATCCCGGTTCCGGCGCCGAAACCTCCAACGTGGTCTACATGAGCCGTGGGCCGAGGCCTCGTCAGCGCGTGTGAGGCGCTTCCGTAGGGGCGCTGCCCCTACACCCCGGCTACTTGCACGATTCATACACCAAGTCGTCCATTTGGCGGCTCAGCGCGAAGGTGCGTCGGTGGCCCGCAGCCTCGAAGGCGGCGGCACGTTGGGCCTTCGCCCAAGCGCAGCGATCCGGATTCTTGTACTGGGAGAACTGGATTGCGGTGCCGCGAGAAGCCGGTGCAGTGCGTGTGCGTTGTGTCCTGGCGGCAGATTCTTGGCGGATCAGAGCGAGGCGACGCTCATTGGCGACTACTTCGGGCGATCTCGGGGCAACCTGCGCAGACCACGTTTTGGCCGCAACGCCGTCATCGCAAGGTCCGGATCGATATTCGGTACCGGTCTTGGTAACGCATTTGTTGACCTGCTGGGCGTGCGCGCTGCACGCGAACAGCAGAAGACCTGCTGAAATCCATGTCTTCATTGCTTCCCCCTCTGCAGGCGGAAGCTTACCTCGCGGAGCGTGTCAGGCCAATCGGGCGTGACGCGTCACGGTAATCAGAAGCTCGGCGGGTAGGGTTTCGATTCCGGGAACGTGCCCATGGGGCGCTCACCTACGCGCACGATGGCGCCCCCGCTACTTGCCGCCATGACCGCGCCCGCGCCGCCGCCGCTTCCACTCGCTACGCTCGCAGAATCAGCGGCAGCACGGTCACTGTCCAGGCGGTACAACGTTGGCTCTTCTTCGCGCCGGGGTGCTTCCCTCGGCCACGCCGTTGCAACCGTCTCAAACGAACCCGCTGTGAGGCGAACTCCGTAGACGGCAACCCGGAGCCGGTAGCCCATTGCAATCAGTGCATCAAAGGTCAACTGATCGACCGTGTTCCCTGAGCCGTCGACCCATTCGACCATGCCCACCGAGCGGTCTCCGAACTGGGCGGTAAAGGCCAACCGAATCCGGTTCGCCTGCGTCATGGCGGCCACATAGCGCTGCTCGACGGTCATCCCGGCCAGTGGATCGGCGGCGGGCACTGCAACGGCCGCGGCCGGCACAGCGCCGGTGCTGATGGGCTTGTGGGCGCCCTGCCCCTGCGTTGCCTTGGTGCCTGCCGGGGCCTCCACGGTCGCTTCCGGCTCGTCGCTGTGCATCATCCTGATGAAGTAGCCGCCGAATGCCCATATGCCGAAGATCAGCCCCACGGCGGCAATGGCGATCTTGGGCGCAAGCTGCTTCCAGATGTTCGTCCCGCCTTCCTCATACACCTCTGCATTCTCGGCGCCGACCGCGTAGCCGTGGTAAAGCGGATAGATGGCCGGGTCGTACTTCAGCGTCTTGCCGCCAACGACCTCGAACTTGCCCGGGCTGGTGGTGTGGTAATAGGTGACCCGGTAGCGGGATTTCAGGCCTACGGCGGTGAGCTTCTGGAAGACGTTCTTGCGCTCGATACGCGCCCTGACCGCCTGATGCACGCGGTTGATCCACTGCGTCATGATCAGCACGTCGCCGCCGTTCTGGCCGATTAGGGCGAAGAAGTTCTCCACTTCCTCCGGCAGCTGGTTGCGCTGTGCAACGTAGAACTCGTGCACCTCATCGATAACCACAAGCGCATCTTTGAATTCATCGGGGATGCGCCACTGACCGGTTTCCGGATGCCTGGAGCAGACGAACGTTGTTGCAACGTCCTTGGTCTCTACCAGCGTCAAAAGCTGGTAGACCTCATCCACGGGCATGTTCAAGTACTCGGCAATGCGCTCATGGTGCAGGCCATTGAGGCGCGCAAATACCCGGCGCCCCTTCTTTAGCGTGGGTAGGATGTGGTTCTTGACCGCGTCATAGCTCTTGCCCGCACGCGGCACGCCCTCGTTGAAAACTAGCATGTCACCACTTCCCCAAGGTCAGAATTTTCCGGGTGATGAAGAACACGATCCCGAGCGACACCACGGTCATGCACTCGGGAATCTTGAAGATGTTGACGAACCACGCGATGGTCGGCCCCGCGTTGGCGAACAGGGTCCCGAGCTTGTACTCGTTCATGAACTCCGGCACCGGCAGCTTTTCCAGTGCGTGTGCGGCCAAGTCCAGGACTTGTTCGATCGCGTACAGCACAAGATCACGGAAGAACTCGACAATGGCAGTCCACAGCCGCTCCACCTGTCTGCGGATGTACTCGGTCAGGTCATTGAGCCACCCGGCTTGCATCGTCGCGAATGCGATTAGGTTGATCATGTGAGCGCGATCTTGATTGCGTGGAAGGCGGCGAACGCGAGCAGCAGCCAGCCCAGCAGCTGAAGGATGGCGACGATCTCAGGCTTGCACAGGAAGTCGAACGTCATGGCGTCCCAATACGCCGTCGCCGGGAACGTGAAGATCGGGCAAGAGGCGCTGACGCTGATTTCAAAGAAGCTCTTGGTGGCATCAATGATCGGGGCCTTGCTCACCCGCTCGGCAAATTCGTCGTAGAGCTTCTCGACGGTCTTGCCTTCCGGCTTGTACAGCGCGTCCCCATCGCCCCCCGGCTGGCCGGGGCCATCTCCATCACCGGGACCTGGGCCGGGACCCGGGCCAGTACCACCACCATCCCCATCGCCATCCCCATCACCGCCGCCCTCGCCGCCCTCGCCGCCGTCTCCGCCGCCCGGATCGGTGCCGCCGCCATCGCCATCACCGCCCCCGTTGTCGCCGCCACCATCGCCGCCACCCGGGTCCGTACCACCGCCATCGCCGCCCCCTTCCTCGCCACCATCACCTGCAGGTGTAGGTGCCGGCGCATCGGACTCGGTGCACGTACCGCCCGTAGGCATGAACGAGACGCCTGCAGTGCCCTGAGGATCGAGTGCACTGGTGTACATGCATCCTTTATGGCATGCGTTGACGCTTGCTGCGGTTTCCCCACCTTGCCAACCGAATTCCTCTGCGCGGGCAGTGCATAGAGATACGAAGTTGTAGTACTGGCCCTCTGCCACGTTGCTGGGCCCACAAACGTTGCCAGGGTTCGTCCAGCCTGCCAAGAACACAGAACCGGACTGTCTGACGACACAGGCCTGTCTATTCGGCGCCTGAGTCTTGGAAGTGGCGTACGCGGTCGCGGAGGCGAAAGCCATACCCTCATCGCACTTATCGCCCAGCCGCGTGCAGAACGACATGTCCTGCGCTGACGCATTGCCCAAGCCGAGTGCGAGCAAGCTCGCAGCCGCCAGAAGCATGCCAATGCCTGTGAACTTGAATCCGAGCCGCTGAGCCGTCACCGATCCATTCCCATGCAAACGGCGATTCCGCACAAGGCGCTGATGAATCCGGCAAACAGGCAGAGGATCATTTCCTGCCTCGCATCAAGAACAGCCGTGCCACCTTCGGGCCTGCCCAGAGGCCGAACTTCAACTGCGCAATGACGGCGCAGCCGCCCAGCACCGCAAGAACCACCATGCCGACCTGGAGCCCGCTGATGATCATCTGATAGTCCATATCGCTCCCCTGAAATAGAAAGGGGAGGCATGGCCTCCCCTAACCCATCACTGCTCGGCTTACGACTTACCGAACAGACCCGCCACCTTGCGGCCACCCCACAGGGAGAAACCGACCACGGCGATAAGGGCGAAGCCACCACCCAAGGCGGTGAGCGCAGCAGCGACGGACAGGCCGGTCAGAATCGAATCGAAATCCATGTAAATCCCCTTTCATTGATTGAGTTGATGGCGGCCTACGATTTATCGAACACAGCTGCAACACGGCCACCGATGTGCGCAGCCAAATACAAGGTCATGATCAGAATGAACGGCCCCGACGCCCATCCTGCGAGTACGTCTTTGTCCGGCACCTTGAACGCCTCGGCGAACATGGCGACGGAGGAAGCCTCTGCGCTGCTCATCAGCACATACCCCGTGCACTGATCGACGGGCTGACCGGTTGGGATCAGCGTTCCGTTTTCCCCTAAAGCAACGCAGAGGCTCATGACTTAGGCCTGCCCAGCTACGCGGGGTGCGGGCTTGGGCACCATGCGCAGAACGGTGAACTTGCTCAGCGAGGCGACGCCCTTGTTGACCTGCAACATGGACTCAACATCGAGCTCGTACTCACCCTCCGGGTAGCCCGGCTGGCCCTTGTCCAGGCGCACGTCGAACGGATACGCGAAACCACCGGTTTCCAGCTTGGCCTTCTGCTTGCGGGTGGTGTATTCGACGTTCTCGCCAGCGTCGTTCTTGAAGCTGCCGCCGCGTTCGTCGATTTCGTTCTTGAGGACGGTGACCTTGATGCTCATGTGCTGTTACCCCTTTGAGGTTGGCTGTACGGCCGCGATTTCGGGCCAGTGCGCTGCTGTGTCGCCTGTGACCCACTTCGGCAGCGATGGCGAAGTGCAGGATTCCATTACCGCCCGCAGCGACTGATCGTCGGGGCAGTTCTTGCAAATGAAGTTGATGGCTGCGCCGTACTGGCGGCGGATGTGGCGGCGAACGCTCTTCCACGTCGCTTCAACGGCGGCTTTCGTGATTTCGATGCGCGTGGCAACGCAGCGCAGAAAGGACAGGACCGGATAGGCGCCCAGCAGGTAAGACGCCGGATCACGCAGGATGTCGAGCGGCAGTTCCTTGCGGTTGGAGTTGCGGAACTGCGCCTCATAGCGCACCCACGGCGAACTCTTATCGCCCTGTTCCCTGCCCTTCTCGTAGACCCGCAGCTGCTTTTCCGACTTCTTGCCACCGACATAGAACGTCTTGCCGTCACCGCTGTCGTAGTCATCCACCAGCTGCGCCTTGGGGCGCTGACCACGGTTGTCGAAGTCGCCATTGGCGTACCACTTCTGGGCCATGCGCAACGGGTAGTCGCCCACCAGGTCATCGGCGCACACATCAACCCGGGTAATCCTTCCGGCGCAGCTTTCGAGCTTCGCTCGAAGCTCCAGCCACCGCTGCGCATGGCCGCAGCGCGCTGCGCCTATCGCCTTGCACCCGTCACCGGTCAATTCGATGCGCGCGGTATACGTGCCATCCGCGCGGCGGCACTCTTCGCCGCCCAGTTCGATCATGCCGACGAACTTCTTGGCCGCATCAATGATCTTGATTCGCCATGTGTAGAAGCGACCACCGCCGGCCGCCTCATCCAGTTCAAGGCCGAGCCCGGCGAAGAACCAGCAGAACACCTGCAGGGCCGCGATGCGTGCGTTCTCCGGGGAAAACTCGATCCACTGGCGGACCTCTTCGAAGCTGTCGCCATCACGGAACGCAAGTTCGTCCAGCGCTGCGCGCAGATCGATGGAAGCGGAGAACCAGTCAATGCCGACCGTCAGGGTTCCATCGGCGTTCCTGAATTCACTGACTCCCCTGTTAGACGAGGGGAGTCCCGACCCGGCCAGCACCGCGCGATTACCGATCATTGGAACGATCCTTCCGGAGATTCCACAGGCGACGAAGCCCCAGCCATGCCTGTTCGATGACGATGGAGACGACAGCTGCGCCGAGAACGAGCGCGACAAACACAGCGCACGCCGTGAGGCCCATATCGAGCTGGGCTAGCTCGGCGAAGGAGGGATATCTACTCATGCGGCTCGCTCCTGCTCTTCTGCGTAGCGAGCGGCGGCCAGAAGATCACCGCGCTTGGTGGCGGCAATCTCAGCCTTTGCGAGTGCGATGACCTGGGCTTCGCGGGACTTCTGCGAGGCGGTGTAGTCACGCCGGTCGAGCAGCCACGAAACGAGCTTTGCGCAGCCGATGGACACGGCCAGGCTGGCCGCCAGCAGGACAAATGCGATCAGTGGCTCGGTCATGCCAGAATCCCCCATACTTCGCCAACGTCACAGGGGGTGGCATGAGCAATAGATCCGTTCCAGCGAGGGACGCTGCAGTGCTGGCAGTGCTCTGCACGTTGCTCGGCGGTGTCCTCAGCTGGGTCATCTTTAGCTCTCCGGACGGAATTCGCGTCCCTAGAGAGGCTGGTAACGCAGCGGACTGGATCGCTGCCCTTGCAGGGGTGGCGGCCGCCGGAGGTACTTGGGTGATTGGCGCAGCTGCCAACAGGTTCCAGAGAGAGGCAGATGAGCGGCGAGCGATGGAGATCAAGGAACAGAAGCGTGAACAAGTAGAAATCCGCGGCCGAAGATTCGATCTCATGCTGGTTCGGTTGAAGCGGACTGAAACCATTCAACAGGCGGTAGCTGAGTACGAGTCCCAGGAGCGGCTGAATGAGACTCGCGCGAGCAAGTGTTCCGCTGCGATTACGGCGGTCTCGCGCCTTTGCAAAACCCTGGCTTGGCCGGCTGAGGAAGTCGTGATGCTGCCTCAAGATTGCCAAATTCATATTGCCAACCTGGAAGTGCACCTGCTTTCTTTGGATGCAGTCTCGGAGTTGGGCCTTAATCCGATGCGGCTCGGAGATGTCGAGCACCTTCGTGACTGCGTCGCGACGCTGGTGAATATTTGTGCGGAGATTAAGCAGATCTCTGGCGCCCTCTCCGGCCGAATCTCTGAATTGCGTGGCTAGCGCGGATCGAACTGAATTGATCTGAAGCTCCATTTAGCGCCCCTCACCAAGCCCCCAAGAGGTCCCGCCAACAGCCTTGGGGTGCCGGTAGCGGATCGCTCAACACCGTTGAACGCGGAGCAATGTATAAAGGGGTTGAACATGGGTGTCAACAGGGTTGAACGATGCAGACGGTTACAGACCTCATCGACGCTGCGAGAAGGGCGCTAAACGTCAGTAGCGACGCGGAATTTGCGCGGCAGCTCGGCGTGTCACGCGGGACAATCGCAAACTGGAAATCGGGCTACTCGTTGCCTGATACGGTGATGTGCGCAACTTTGGCCGGGCTGACCGGCCTGCCGCTGGCCCGCGTCCTGGGCATAGTCGGAGAGGCGCGCGCCGTCAGTCGCGAGGAAAAGGCGGTCTGGCGGAAGCTCGCCGCGACCGCGATGGCGCTCTGTCTGGCGGTTGGCTTTGCCCTGCCCCACAAGGCTCAAGCCGCTGCTACAGGCTTCGATAAGACCGCAGTCTATACATTATGCGAAATGCTGCATCTGACGTGATCCGGGTCGTGGGCTCCGCTTGGCAATGGTTCCGACTCTGGCTTGGCTCTTGCCTCCCTGTTGGCTCCCCCGACAAGGATGAGATTGCAGCATGAGCAAGATCGATCCCCATGATCGCATGGCTGAGGCAGCTCCCCGGGTTGCAGCTACACGAAAGGCCTCGACCACGGCGAAATCCAGCGTGATCTACCTAGCCGAAGCGCTCAGAATTCTCCGAGAACGACGGTTCGGCGTGCGTGATCCCGACCCCGACGCCGGGGCGTCCAATGTGGTCTACATGAGTCGTGGGCCGAAACCGAATCAGCGCGTGTGAGGCGTTGTTCGTAGGGGCGCCGCCCCTACCCCCGCCCCGACTAAGCTTGCTGGTGACGCGCCGCGCGCCGTTCGGCTGCCCCTTGAAGTCGCGCCTTTCGCGTGTAGTGGGACTCCAGAAGCTCGATGGTGAAGTCGAGTAGGTCGTCTGCGTCGGCTTGGGACAACGTGCCTCTGTGAGCTCCGTCGTTTCCATCATCCTTGATGCAGGCGGACAGTTCGTGAAGCTCCGGCGAAATTCGGTTCTCATCGTAGAGCCACTGAAGAAGCAGGCCCAGAGATCGCTTTGTCCTGGCGTCTGGCTGTTTATCCCTGTTGGCATTGACAAGGTCAGTGGCAACGAAGTCAACGCACAATCGAAACATGGTGCCTGCGGCATTGATACAACCAACCGCAAGACATGTCGCGCCCTCTTGGAATGCGGCCTTCACCTTTTCGGGCAG